AATAGGGTACATTCAAAAATTTATATGACTCTGTAGATGTACCATTATAAACAGTTCCTGTACCATTAAGGACCGGATTCCCTGCAGCCCATAAAGTGTTGTCTGACATTAACACGAATGTATTATCCCCTGAATATACTAATTTTTTTACTGTTTTACTTTGAAATAATGTACTCTGTAACGCAGTCATATTGAAGAAAGAGGTTCTATTATTAGTTGTACCATCTGCTAAATTACCATTATTGGGACCTGTCCCCCAAATTGTACCATCTGTTTTCACAATAATGTTATTGGATGTTCTTAACAATAGATATTTGTAGTACTCTATCGTGTTTGTAAAATAAACCAACTCTATGTCTTCGCTCGTACTTTCCAGAATCCAGTCACCTCCATATTTCATATTTCCGGTTTCATTATCTGAAGCTCCTACAATCACACCTGTCTCCGTATGTAACTTTTCATAAAACGCTTTCCATACAGGGTTGTTCAGTGTATCGCATGCTAAAAAATCCAGCTGTTTGATTTGATAGTTTCTAATCGCGTCTATAAAAAAAGAGGTATTGGCTTCCGAGTAAAAGGGTTCTCCTAAAAAACGTTGCGTTTGGTGAGAGACTAACGCCATTCTCTCTAACGTAGTGTTTCCGATAAAAGCCGATAACTCTTCACGGGTTGTATCAGATGTATATACAAAGGGTATAGTATCTTCATTGACTGACTCTACAAAGATTTGAGAATCACGCACTGAAGAATCTACTAGTAATAAATTCTTCATTATACTTTACGTATATAATTGTGACCTATAAATAACTCTATAGGATAGAAAACATATTTAAGAAATACGCATCATGTTTAGCGTTGCGAATGTGTTTATTGAACTTAACCCTGTGAGAACCAATACACCCACATTATTTCGTCCATCTATAACATCAAACACATGACATACATTTCTACCATACAAGGCTCCCTCTGCTGAAGAGAACGGTTTGTACCCAAACATTTCACCTATACCATCTGTTAAAACAGTATATCCGGTGGTTTGTCCATTTGTCATTGCACTAGAACTATAGGCAAATCTTTGTTCCACCTTTTGTACTGGGGCTATAGATGGAAGAAATACATAAGCAAACAACAAATAACGACCGTTTGGAAGTCCATTTATCACTGCCCGAATTTGTGCCGTAGAATTTGACGTAAATGTGGAGTTTACTGTATTCCCAAGGCCTCCTACTCGGTTAAAAGTTCCTCTTAGAGGTTGTCCATCCGTCGTTGTACTATATCCGATAGTGACTGGATTCAGGATGGTTGGATTCTGAATCGTGTTAGACGTCCCTGCAAGAGTAGTGAATGAAGTGGATATTCCAAGATTCAGGATTCCTGTAGTGAGATTAGACCCTACCGACAATGTAGACGTGGGCGTTAATGCATTATATGTAGAAGATAGTATACCATTGAACGTTTGGACAGCAGACCATGTTTGTGCTACAGCCATTTGCGCGTAATACGCCAAACTAGCATTTGCTGCATAGTTTTGCGCTTTAACAAAGGCAGTGGTTGCAAGACTAGAAGAATTGTCACTGGTGGATAAAGTGACCCCATAGGTTGTACCGGAAAAGTTGGTGGTTGTCAACACAGAACCAAGTTGTAGGATGCCTAAAATGCCATCGGTCAAACTCCGTTGAGTCAACAGTTTATCGGCTAAGTTTGTTGTAGTGCTTGTAAAAAGATAAGAACTTGTTTTGTATGATAAATTACTAATAAAAAGATTGCCCGAAGTAATATGTTCCACGTTATTTATTTTTAAAGAAGATATACTAAGCGTACTTTCAGGTAAAAGAGTCAACCGTCCTATCGCATATAGTTGAGGAGGATTGTCTATTTGAAGAATGTTATACCCATTTACAATAGAAATAACATTACTGTCACTTGTGTATTGTGTAAAAGAAGTATCTGAATAAAATTGATACAGAAAGGATACATTTCCAGTAACCTTCGTCGTTATTTCTAATTTTATACAGGGAGTACTGTTCACAATAATCCGGTTCTTATAATATAGGTCAAAAAATTTACTTGTATTGGTACTGTGGCTAATAAAAATATTATCCGACGTAATATGTTCCAGGTTATTTATTTTTAAAGAGAATATACGAGCACTGCTTTCAGGTAAAAGGATTAGCCGTCCTATCGCATATAGTTGAGGAGGATTGTCTATTTGAAGGATATTATAGCCGTTTACAATGGAAATAACATTACTATCACTTGTGAATTGTGTAAAAGACGCATCCGAATAAAATTTATACATAAAGGATACATTTCCAGTAACGGTAGTCGTTAATTCTATTTTTATACAGGGCGTACCGTTCACGATAATCTGGTCGTTATAATATAGGTCAAAAATTTCACTATTCTGGGGTTGCGCCATTGATATATTCATGTATTATATTTCAGAATCTAATAATAATTATCCAGTTAGCGAATTATAATTTAGTTTCATATTACGAACATTAATACATTGTCTTTAAAGTGCAGTAACTGCCCAATCTGTGATATTTCCAGATGGACCCATCGTTGGATAGGAAGTAAGTGTTGCACATAAAGAATATCCGTTAGAACCAGGAGGCGTAAACCGTATAATAGCGGTGTTCGGTGAAAAATCTACGTTTAAAATAGAACCTGACCCAATATTAAAACCCAATAAGAATACAGCATTTCCTGCTGGATTTAACCCTGCTCCTGCACCCCACACCCAGATAGCAAGTCTTTGGCCTGTTGCTCCTAATGAGGTGACATGACCTGTAATGTTAATTTCAAAATATTGGACAGCAGGTGAAGCACTTGTATTAATGAGTGAAAACAATTGTACGGGTTGATTAGTGCCACTTGCTGTACTTGATTTTGTATTAAAAGAATACCCTAGAGAAGCCGTTGTACTTGTATTGCCGTAACAAATCTCAATATTGCCTACATTCACAGGAACACGTATTTTAGTACTTTCAGATAGGGTTGCTGTGGTTATTCCTTGTAAGTTATTGATGACTCCACTCGCACCTATATTAATTTGTCCTGCCGTTTTATTAGTCATAATGTTCTGTGTACCAGTTAGAATGGTAGTCACTATTTCATCTGTTTTAACACTTGTTGATGTGACAGTACTTGCGTTTACATTGGTGGATGTAACCGTACTTGCGTTTACATTGGTGGATGTAACCGTACTTGCTCTCAAACCTGCATAACCGCTCATAATATATGATTATATTAAAAACGAATTTAAGCGATACGGACCGCGTTAAAAGTAACCTTGTCATATTAGATATTAATTTGGAAAAACTGGTGATATTGTGAAAGGTTTTCACGCAATTTTAACTGCTTTCATTCTTATATCGACTAAATTTGCACCAAGTGCACTCTGAAATAACATATAATATAAAGTGGTATTATTAACTGTAAAAAATCCTGTATAACTAGCATTTAGACATGATGAAAAATTTGTTCCATAATCTCCAAAACTTACTGATGTATGAAACCCAATAAAATTATAACCTGCCCCATTACAGCCTGCTGTAAATCCCTGAAGCAACCAAACCCCTTTTGTTAAAGAAAGATTTGCAAGTCCATATAATTGACCACCATTTATGGTTTTTGTAGTTGCTCCCGTCCATGCTAATTCGTATCCAATAGTGCCTTCCGTTGTAATTGGATAAGCGTATGCTGGTGTAAGTGCTGATGATATAGTTGGCTTACTGATTGTAGTTTTACCACTTAATAAAGTGTTTGTATCAAATGCTCCCGTTGTATTACCAATCGTTATTTGTTTAGTATTGTTTATTGGTGAGTCTGTTACGATATTCACTGTATTACTTTTTATATCGGTTAAACCGCCGGACGTATTACCAATAGTAACTGAATTATTTGCTGTATTATTAAGTGATATTACTCCATTTATTAAAATATTTGCTCTGTCTGTTTGTGATGGTCCAATATTCATAGCTGTCGCACCTGTTAATGATGTGCCTATGTTCATTACTGTTGTGTTTGTTGTTGATTGAATACTCGTTGAGTTCATTATTGTAATGTTAGAATTCTCGGCTGTCACTGAACTTGCTCTCAAACCGACATAACCGCTCATAATAGATGATTATATTAAAAAACCGAATTTAAGCATTTAAAACAGATTTAAGCGATACGGACCGCGTTAAAGGTAACTTTGACAATCGGTCCCGGGTTATTAGACTGATAATTTACATAGTAAATCGCGGAACTATTGATAGAAATAGGTGTGGAAATGGTACTATCCAGTTCATACCCTGTATATACAACATAGTTAGACCTCACAATAATATCTGTAAAACTATTCGCAATAGGACCAATACTATTTATAGCATAACCACCGGAGGGACTAGCGACACCTGCAAACCCATTTGTCTTTATGTATGAAGTAAGTATCCAAACACCCTTTGTAAGAGAAATCCTTGCGACCTCACTTGGTGAGCTATTACCCGAGTAAGCGAGGGTTGTGGTTGTTCCCGTTATTATTTCTCCAATTCTTCCGGCAGAAACTGGATAAGAATAACTGGGTAGCAAAGATTGAGTGCATGTAGTGGTACCTGACAAATTAGCATTTGACATGACAAGATTTGTCCCTGAAATTGTAAGACTTGTTCCCGAAATCGTTGTAGGATTGATGGTGATACTATTGGTTCCATTGTTTATAGATAAAGAATTCGTGGCTGTAACAGTACTTGCGTTTAAATTTGTCCCGGAAATCGTAAGACTTGTTCCCGAAATCGTTGTAGGATTGATAGTGATACTATTGGTTCCATTGTTTATAGATAAAGATTCTGTGGCCGTGACGATATTTGCTTTTAAATCTGCAAAACCGCTCATAATAAAGAATAATATTTTTTATACTTACTTTATTCTTATAAAATAGTGAACAAAGGAACAAAAAAAGACAAATAGAGATGGAGGCTTGCATGAGCTACGACCCAGTAACTTTTTCCTCTAAGACTAACGAGCCAAAAAAATAGACAGGAAACAAGTACACTAAAAAATAGATAATTCTTAAATTCATTTCCTTGACAAAAGGTATTCCATGCAAGATAAAGGCTACATATCACTACCCATGCAACATCTACGCGTTGTCTAATGCCTTGGTCTGTATACTGTCGCCAGTGATTGAGGGACGTGACACAAAGGATTCCAAGTAAAAAAGACAATGTATATTCACGTAATCCATACAATAGTAGAGAGCTTACTCCCATGAGACCACTAGATGCGCATAAGTATTTGGTTTCCTCAAAGGGGTAACTCATATAGATAAATAACAATTTCTACAAAGAGGTATATACGCCGTTTCGTCCAACAGGATTTGTTGAGTATCTTGCGTAATGCGTTTAGAAAAGATAGACTTTGATTTACAGCGACTACATAGTCCATTTAGTTTTTCAACCTTATCGCACAAGGGAATCACGTCTAATATTTGACCAATGGGCTTTCTCTGGAAGTCGCCGTCTAAGCCAAAGATATAGATATCCTTTTCTTCCCATCTCTTCGCAAACTCTAGTAAATCTGGGAAGAATTGAGCTTCATTGATATAGATATAGGGAGCAAGGGAGAATCTTCGTTGTATAGAGGTGTCTGCAGTATGAATGTCTTGTAAACGAGGAAGATGAATACAGGATACACTTTGTTTGTCATGATTCATCATGCGTCCTTCTTGACATTTTCGGTCGGAAAAATCTAGGATGATACCACCATGTTTTTTAAACAAATTCATCAGGAGGGTCGTTTTTCCAGCATACATCGGACCCAAGAAAAGCTGGATCATGATACTACATGATTTATTTCTTCAGATTGTTCTAATTCAATTTTATTGGGATAGTTCACGATAGGTAAACTGGGCCATTCGGCATAGGGTACCGCTTTCGTGGTAGACCTTTCTAACCCGAGTAAAGTGTGAAGAGCCGCCTTTCTTCTTTCTAAAGGATTTGTCAAGGATAATTTCCGAGACAACTGCTTCCATCTCCATTCAAACTGAAGACAGGCTTGCCAAGTAGGAAACCCAGAAACATAACAAAAACATTCCCACGAATGGCCCACCACTACTTTGCGGCTGGTTGCTCTCGCTCCTCCTACCAATTCCTTGTTGTGTTGTCTTAAACGATGTTCCAAGTTGACAGTAGCTCCAATATACGTGGACCCGTCTGTACAAACTAGACAATAAACAAACATCTATGGTATACTTTAGAAGGAGACTTATCCTTAAACTTCTTTATTTATTTTATCTGGTGATTACAATGAAGCCTCGTAGAAATCGCGTCAAAACGAACCGTGCCAAAACGAACCGTTTCAAAACGAACTGTGCTAATACAAATCGCCGAAATAGAAATACGAGAAAGAGAAATACCCGAAAGAGACGTGGCGGGAATTGCGAAGACGCCAACAAGCGTGCCTTTGCGTATACTACACAATTTCTTTATGATAAATAAGATTGACCTCTTCGTTTAAGGCTTTTAATGGTATGTAGTGAAAATCTGCATGACCTTCCCATAGAAATTTACAGAATTCGTAATGCAAGGGGAAGTTCATGCTACATAGAGTGGGAAATTTTTTTTCTATCGGTTTGTACTTGGCAGGAATCAAGTCTTTGTAATCCTCGTAAGGTAACACATACAACAATTGTGTAATGGGCAAAGGAGGTGGACACGGATTGGTCTCTACCAACGTCTCTTGAAAACAAGGGATATCGTGAATCAGCGAAGAAAACAAAGGGGCTAAATGAAAGTCGTATTGAATGTAATAGTCTTTGCAGTCTCCGTGATAATAGTGAAGGGTCCATTCCAACATGCGTAGGTAATTCTTACAAATGGCGGATTCATCGGACTGACGAAATAAAAAAGAATAATACTCTTCTGGACGAGTCAATAAATACGTCTCCCGGATATCTTTAAGAGGAATCAGGTTAATTTCTTCTTCTTCGTTTTTTGCACTTAATCTTTGGCGTTGTTTCCATTGAATGTTGGTCTGGATGAGTGCTTGTTCTACAAGAGCCAATTCACCAAAAAGGCGTTTGACGCCTGACCAATGAATCCGGGTTCCTTCTACCAACAAATCCGTGTTTTTCTTGAATACGCTTAGTAAAAAAGGGATGCCTTCATTTCGTATATTGATAGACGGAAAATGTGGCAAAAAGTCGTTCCCGCAAAGAAAACACAAGAAGCAATAATGGTCTATGGCCTTATGTAGGTCGGTTGTATTGGAATACATCTCTTGACAAATTTGTTTGGCCATTTCATCTACACTAAACACATAATCTTCTTGTGCCTTGATGCCTTTCATATAACTGAAATGTTTGGTTTCACGATAGAGAAACAGTTTAGGGCTGTGTCTCAAGTGCAACAAGCTAAGCATGATTAAATCCGCATCTAGTCCATAGACGAACATTTGCTTGGTGGGATGTTCGCGTGCATACGCAAAAAGTTTCTGTTCTCCCTCACCTGCTTCATTGGGGCCACTATACAGGATATTCTCTTTTTGAAAGGCCTTTTTTAAATAGACATCTAGTTCATTCATAAAAGGTGTTCCAGGCGTAATTGCATTTGTATTCCATCCTTTCTTTTTGAGCAATGTTCGCATCAGAAAACTCTTGTAACGACGCTGTTTTTGTTGCTTCATTTTGGCGAGAGGAGCTACCCCATCAAAAGCAACAAAAACGGTTTGGGCCTTTAATTTATCACGAAGGTCTATAATTTTTTGATACACGGTTTCTTTAAGAGTCGTAGAGTTTTCGTATACCGCATCATAGATAAAAGAATTTGCATCAATCAGTAAAAGAGTACACAATACATTTTTTTGAGGCAGGATGATTTTAAAGTGATTTCGTAGGACATAGGAAAAATAACTTGGGATTCCCATTCTATACGTTACTGTTCATTTTTTTAATATAGTTTAAATGTAAATAAATGGATAGTACAAGACAAATCACTCAACATGCAGCCTTAACGCTTCCAAGTTTGTTTGCTTATTTCTCCATGATTTCACCCTTTTTATTGGTTCTAGTACTACTCTTTATTTCCATCATTAATTCCAACTTGAAGGGACTGATTTACTTTTTGGGTATTATTCTGCTGTTTTTCATTATTGCGTCGCTTCAAAATGTACTGCGCGTACAGTTACCCGAAAAAGCCTCTGCGTATTGTCAATTATTTGCGATACCGTTTCCTATCTATACGGTGCCTTCTTTCAACAGCGCCATTTTCTTGTTCACGCTAGTGTATTTATTTGTTCCGATGATGTTGAATCGCATTATGAATTTTCCATTGTTTTTTGTCATTCTCGTACTCTTTGTCATAGATTGTTCTATGAAAAGTTCTCATTATTGTACAACTCCTTCCGGAATCATTTTAGGAGCCTTTATAGGAATCGTGTGGGGATTGTTTTGGTATTTTTTGATTCAAAGTCAAAATAACGAGCTTCTCTACTACGACGATTTACTCTCTAACAAAGTTGCCTGTAGCAGGCCTACGCAGCAAAAATTCAAATGTTCGGTCTATAAAAATGGCGAATTGTTATAAAGTAAACAAGGACTGATTTTGAACTAAATATTTATTCAAGTCGTGCAAAATATTTTTACGATGATAACTATACAACATCATCGTGACATTGGTCGTATTCATATTGTGATAAATCTGTAACATATTCCGAATGACTAGTTCTAAATTCATATTTTGATAGATTAAATTGTGCTCTTCGTATGTGATGAGCGGTTTATTGATTCGGCTATTTACGTTATTGTGAAAGACAAACATAAAATAACGCAATTGGTCCAATGTTGTAATTGCATTAAACTTGTTTAATTTAAAATAGGAGCTTGCATGGGTAGAACACAAAGGACACGGTAAGTGAGAAACAATTCTTTCTAAAATCGTTTTCAAATCTTTTATCTGAGGAGGCGTCATGGTATCCTTCGCCTTGACACAAAGACAATGTAATAAACGCCAAGTTGGAGGTCCCCATACGTTTTTAGACATATTATATAAAGACATAAATAAATAAGATAAAAATGGAGAATTGTATGAATTGTCTGATTAGTAAAGAACCCATGGAACATAAAATAACTTTGCCTTGTCAACATTCGTTTGACTACTATTATCTATACCAAGAGGTCATTGAACAAAAAAATAGACATATTGAATACTTCAAATGTCCTTATTGTAGAAGCGTGTACTATTCTACTCTTCCTTATTATGAAATAGAAGAAGTCAAAAAAATTGTTCATGTGAATTACAACAATAAACTATTGCTGCCTCTGTTTGCATGTTCTTGGAAAGAGTGTACTCTATTTGGAAATGTCTATAAAAATGGGCATTTCTGCAAAAGGCATTATCCGCTGTCTATGAAAAAAAGATGTACCTCTATTTGTCTCAATGGCGAACCATGTAAGAATCATTCCGTATCCGGACTAGAGACGTGCAAACGGCATAGTCATACTATAAATGAGATAAAGATAAACACATAAACACATTCACATGGAGACCAATCAACTCGCCGATAAAATTAAACGTTGGTTGGAATACGATACGCGCATCAATGACTTACAGAAACAACTAAGAACCCTCAAAAAATCAAAAAAAGATGCAGCGAATGAACTAACCGTCTTGATGAAAGAGCGGGAAGTAGATTCGGTGAATGTGAATAATGTAGGTCAAATACTCTATACAAAAAATACAGTCAAAAAGGGCATCAATAAAAAGTATTTGACCGATATTTTGATAGAATATTACAAGTCCAATCCAGTGATTGCCAAAGAAGTCTGCGAATTTATTTTAGATAACAGAGAATCTAAAATAAAAGAAAATATACGATTAAAAAAATAAACGCTCATTTCATGGATATCTTGAGCACCGTCATAGAATATGCAAATAGGGTCTATGTTCCCTATAGTATAGAGTCCTTGAATGAGACACTATTTTTAGTGTATTATTTGGAAAATAAAAACGGTTTGGGGTTTATCCAGGATAAGAAACGTATGACAGAACATGTATATCAGGGGGCTTTAAACTTGAAAAACAATTCTACGTCTTATCTTTTTTACGAAATCACCAATGTAGACAGTGAATTTTTAGTCACTGAAAAAGACGACTTAATAAAGGTGACTCCTTATGAAATACTCTATACACGTAAAGTAGGCGAGGAGAAGATTCAACAAGACTGTACGGATTTGTTCAAAGCTTATCCTGGTCTATGTTTTATAAAAGATTATGAAGTGCCTTTCGTGGCTTACTTAGGTATTGGTGTCTCTGAAATCAATGAACAAATCTTATTACAGACGTTGAACGAAAAACAGGGCATATTTGGACGAGGCTATTATTTCAAGGACTATGACAATGCATTGTACGATGCTTACTACAAAGAAGATACGGATGATTATTTGATTCAGATAAAGAATAAGAACCGTTTGTCCGAGAAAGAAATCATAGATAATAGTGTTCGTATTGAAAAAAATGTATTTTACCACCGTAAACACTATTTAGGAGATGTCCCTCAATGTGATACAAGTTTAAAATACTTCATTTATTATTATGACGATGAGGTGATTTACATCAAATCCAATAAACCAAATAGATGTAAAAAAGAGATTTCTTTGCGCGAAGAAGATGGTTATGTCATGCGTTATGTGTTATTTTTAAAAAAACATTTGAATAAAAAAGGAGTGGCTGATTCTTATGCGTATGATTCAACCTACATGGTAAAGAATGCAGACGACTTTATCTGTTTATCGTATCATTTCATAAAAAAAAAATAACTGTTTCATACAAGATGAAAATCGCGGACATGTTAAGTAATCAATTTGTAAGAATTACATTAATGATTTTCTTTTTATTGTTTATTTCTAAAATAGTATATGCGTTTGGTGTATTTTTTGGAATACCTCCGATGATTCTTTCTATTTATATGTGCTGGGTTACCATGCTTGTTATATTTGGTTCGTTGTTACCCGTGAAGAAAACAATGTTTAATGTAACGGCTTCCTAAAATTGACCGTCTTTTTATTGAATCAGAAAAAGTAAGATGGAGCGAAATTTGAATCAAAAGATTTCGTGTCATATGACTGAGCTGAAAACAAATATCACGAAATGGTTAGAAGAAAACCAACAATAACTTGA